GGTGTTTATTTCTTATATTCTGTTATTCTAACATATATCTAACGAATTGTAATAGGAAATACTTATATCTTATTTAAAGCACTTTTTAAACGTTTTAAGCAATCTTTACTCTTTTATAGTATGTAAGTATAGAATGGTGTATTTATTAAAAAACTTTAAACGATACTTTTTTCAATATTTTATAAAAATCTATCAATTTTAAGCCACTTTTTAAACCATTTAAGCCACTTTTCAAGCCTAAAATCTCGCATATTATTTTATTAAGACTATACATTTTTAAATCATTCATTATCAAATACTTAATAATCTATTTTACATAATACAGATTATAGTACAATTATATACCTTGTAAAAGTAGAAAGCAACTATAAGCAATACCTATACAAATAATGAAACCTACTTTAATTAGTGGGTTTTTTTATGCTTTTAAGTGGAATTTAACTTTTTTCAAAAACATTAAAAATAAAAATTGTAAATAATATATGAATGACATAGTAATAACTTAACAACAACTAAATAATGAAGAAAAAGAGGTACAGTTTCTATTTAACAGAAAAGCAAAGAAACTATTTAACAGAAAAAGCAGAAGAGGATGGTTTAACCAGAAACGGTTCTATTTCAGTAATTCTAAACAATCTTATTAAAGAAGAGTAGTCTATGCAAAATTATAGAATTTCAGTCTTAAAAGATTGGCTAAATAGAGATGCTTATGGAAAAGAAAGAATAGCAGAATTATACAAACCATTAAGTAAACAAGAACGTAAAAAGCAACGTAAACAACAATTAGAAGATGAAAAATAAAAAAATATTCCTTTACAGAGATGACTATAAACTAGCCGTAGCGAGGGGAACTGAAGAACAATTAACACGTAAAGTAATAGAAATTACAGATATTGTTTTTAAGGCAATAGGTACACGATCCTTAAATTATAGTTTATTAATATCTAATGGAACTAACGTTTTAATAGATTCTTATATTAATGAATTTGCACCTAATTTTCCAAATCATTTAGATAAAAAAAATAGATTCTTAGCAGATACACAAGCAGATTTAAAAAAGTTAGAAACTTTAATATCAGATTATAAAATTTTAAAGGCTCCTTTATTAAATATGCCAGTAATTAGTCCAGAGGGCGAATTTATTTCACAAATAAAGGATGCTGATTTTGATATGTATTTAGCTAAAGAAGAAGAAGACTTTTATAATACGATTATAGCTTTTAAGGATATTTTGAACAAAGTACAATCTGAAAGATATATTCATCAAAATTATTATAGTACTGCAATTGACTTAACAAGGTACTTGTATTTTAGTCCAAAAGACCCAAACCAAGCGATTTTAAGAAAGGAAGTATTTAAAACAGTTACCAATGTTTAAACAAGGAAATACATTTGGAAAAGGTAGAAAAATCGGATCTAAGAACATAGCTACTGAAGAAGTTAGAACAGCTTTTTTAAATCTAGTAGAATCTAATTTAGAGCAGTTAGAACAAGACTTAAAAGAACTAGAACCTAAAGATAGATTGAAAATTATAATAGAATTGAGTAAGTTTATTCTTCCATCTCTAAAAACTGTTGAATTACAAGTAGAAGATAAGAAAATTTTTAAACCAGTTTCGATCAATTTCGTAAATAAAAAAGTAAAAAAATAGTGTTCACTTGTTTGGGGTGGTGGTTAAATGATAGCCACTACCTTTTTTTAACTATTTCAAACACTCAATAACTTGTTTATAAAATAATTCTAATAAATAAAAAAAAACCTTAATTTTACAACCGTACTTTTTGGCGAGAGTACACAACTGAATAGCAAATGTTAAAAATAAAAAAGAAGACCGAAAAGGTTTTTGAACAAATAGTACTTCATAATTCTGAACGTTATTTATCTGCTGAAATTGTAGAAAAATGCTTCAGTTACTCCAACTTTATAAATGTAGACAAGCAAATAACTGGTAACGGTTTTACGTCTGCTTATTTAAAATTAGTACCCAAAGAAGACAAGGTTAATATTATCATAGTACCTAATAGGCAAGTTATTTTGTCTAAACAAAAATCATACAACAATAGCGAAAGTAAAAATATTAAGATTGGTTTTATTTATGGAGAATCTGATGGAGTTTACAGTTCTGATAACATAGATTTTGAAACTTTTGATGTATTGATGTTTGTGGCTGATTCTTTTCTAAATAAGTTAGAGCTGCTGGTATCCAACGAATATAAAATAGATAAAATATTAATTGATGAAGCTCATTCTTGTATTATACAAAGTTCATTTAGAGATAAATTAAAAGGATTTTTTAATGTACTAAAGCAGAATTTTAAAGAACAAAGAATAGTTACCGTTACGGCCACACCTTTACTTTTTCAACGTTCAGAAATTAAAATAGTAAATACTGCTACTCCTGAAAAAATAGTAAATATAACGGAAAACCAAAAGCAAAGTTTTTGCAGATTAGAAGCTAGTATTAAAAAAGGAAATAAAGTAATTATAGCCACTAATAATGCGAGGTTAATTGCAAAGCTAAAGAACAAAGAAAATGTACTAAAGGCTAATTTCAAAATAGGTAAAACACTAAAGCAAAATTTATGTGAATTAGTCGTAATTGAACAAGATAATTTATCAAATATTACAATTATTTCGTCTGCTGGGTTTGAGGGTTTCGATATTGAAAACGGAATAAATGATGTTTTTATATTTGAAGATCGGAGCAGAGATTCAGAAACTTTTTACCCAGCTAATATAGTCCAGATCATTGGTAGAAGCAGACAAGGTGTAAATCACATAGAATGGTGCAGATTAACTCATTCAAAAGGTAGGACCAACTATGGTATAACTTCAATTTTAAATAAATTACTAAATAGAAAAATATCAACTGAAAAGAAATTAACTGATAGAAAGAATTATTTAGACTTACAGAAATTTAGTACTCAATCAAAAAGTTACTTGATTCCAGAGGGTGTTTTTGTTTTGGAATATGATAATGTAAAATATAAATTACATAATGAATCACAAAGAATAGATAATGAGGGGTTGAGAATCTACAATCAATTTTTTGAAGATAGAAATATCAAACTAAACTATTTATCCGAGGGTGGGAATAGAATAAATTTTAAGGCTTGTTCTGATGCTAAGAAAAGCGAATACATAAAACTAAATAGAGAGTACATAAACGAACAAGATGTATATAATAATATATTTCTAAGAGTGATTGATTTTGATGGCTTAAAAGGGTTTCAAAAGCATTTTGATAAATACATAAGACGTAAATATTGGAATGTAGATAATGTGATTCAACACATGACAAAAAAGGAACATATCACACAATCAATACTTTTTGATAAAGATATTTTTGGCAAGTATTGTGACGATATTATAAGTACATACATAGCTCATAAAGGTAAAGAAGTAAGTATTCGTAGCAAAGAGTATAAAGAGAAAACAAAGGCTTTAAAAACCAATATAGAGAGTGTTTTTGGTAGGTTTGTGTTAATGCTTACAAATAATAAAATATCTATTCCTAAAAAAGAGAAAGTCTGGAGAGATTACAATCTACTAACAGAAGTTTCTTATGTAGTTTTAGATAAAATATGTACATACTACAATATAAAAGTTTCTGAAATAGATATTAGAACTTGCAACCCTAGAATACTATATGCGTGTGTAGGTTTGGACTTACCAAGTGATTTTTATGGAGTTGATAAGAAGAATAAGAAACAAATAAATACTGCTTTAAATAGCTTGTTTTATGATGGTAGAAGTAGAACTAAATCAGATAAGAAACTACAAAAACAGAATCAGAAAAATAAGTTGGTAAAACTTGGATTTGATTCCAGAGTGATTAATTTTTTACTAAATACATTCTTTGAGAAAACCAGGGATTCATTATTTAATTTTTGTGCATACCATGAAAGTAGAATGATTTATAAAATAAAGAATGAAGTTAAAAATCAAAACTCACATTTAGAAAATACTTCAATAATTAGAAGACACGATTCTGTTATAATTTTTAATGAATACCATATAGACAATAGTACCCTTAATGATTTTAATTATTTAAACAGAAAAGGTTGGTTTGTAGCTTAAAAATAAGGTATTAAATTGGTGTCGTAATTGCGAAAACTACACGAGTTTAATACCTATAAAAACAGCTTGTATCGTATATTGATAAAGGGATACAACGTTTTTAGTAAAAACAAAATAGTTCTTATATACATACTACTATGTATTTATTGAATAAAAAAAATACTACATATTAATAATTGATTATTACCATGAATAATATTATCTTTGCAGTCTAAAGAATGAATTAACATTTGCTTCTTTTCACATACAACCCTCGTAAGTTTCGCCAAAATTCTGCTTGAGGGTTTTTTTATGCCCTTATTTTACTGATCCCATCACTATTTCACCGCCAGCGTCACGCCAACGTCACGCCATTATATAATTTGTCGTAACTTGGCGGAGTATAAATATTTAAGAAATGGAAATTAAAGATAGTGACTTTTACAGTATTAAAGAAACTGCTAAAATTGTAAATAAACCCACACGTACACTACAAAGAATAGCTAAAAAAAACAATTATAGAATAATAGATGGTAGGTACTTATTTACAGGTACTCAAATTAAAAAACTATTACTTCAAACGTCAAACGTCACGCCAACGTCACGCCAAACAACAAATAACACGCCACCGCCAACGTCAAACGACATTCTACAAATAATTAATGAAATTGATAATGATGACTATATTTTAATAGTTCTAAATGCTATAAAAGATAACAAGCACCTGGAGGAATTTTCCGAAGAAGAATATCAGAAATTTAACGATAGATTAAAAGAAGCTAATTTTTTAGAAAATAGAATAAAGGAATATAAAAAAGAAATTGCAAGAATGGAGGAATATGTTTTAGACTATCGAAATAATATAGAATATTTAAAAAAGTCTTTAGATAAACGAGCAGATGAAACTGCTATAATTTTAAAAACGATTGAGCAAAAAAATTATATAGAGGCACACGATAAAGGTTATGATAAAAAGTGATTATTTAATTATTCTTAGCATGGTAAGAAGAGATTTAAGCCATTATCTAACTATTCAGTACAAAATATACACCTAACATATTAAAGTCCTTTATATGCACGACTATAAGAATAAGAAAACACTTGAAAATATAATATTCGGACTTGTTGCAATGGCGGTTGCTGGAGGTGTTTATTTCTTATATTCTGTTATTCTAACATATATCTAACGAATTGTAATAGGAAATACTTATATCTTATTTAAAGCACTTTTTAAACGTTTTAAGCAATCTTTACTCTTTTATAGTATGTAATTAGATAGTAGACTTAATTTT